TTCTTAATTTGTATATTATTACAACTTGTTTTATTTATACCATTTTATTTAATTTGGAGAAACGACTGTAAAGAAATAGGCAAAGAAAATTTAGCCGTAAGTCTTAGTGAAAGATTTATTGCTTGGATATTCTACTGTCCAATTTGGCTTATTGGATTTTTTCGTTAATCCCTGTCTATTATTAAATTTTTAAAATTATAAAAATGAAAGTAGAATTATTAGAAATATTTGGCAATGATGAAATGGTGGTAAATGCGGCCAGAGTAAGCTATGGCAAAGAAGCAGTTAATTACACGAGCGGAGAAAACAAGAACTTAATCAACTATCTTGCCTCACATGGTCACACTTCGCCCTTTCGCCATCCTCAAATTCAATTCCGGATAACTTGCCCTATCTACGTTGAGCGGCAGTTGTTCAAGCACCAGATAGGCTTATCTGCCAATAGTATATCTGGCAGATACGTTGATTTTTCCGATACATACACTAAGGTTAATGTATGGAGGAAACAAAGCAAGTCAAGTAAGCAAGGCAGCGAAGGTATGTTGTTTACCGATGTCGCAGAGAAGGCAAAGTTTATAGAGGAGCAAATGATTGACCATGCTAAAAGAGCGTATCACACGTTAATAGAACTTGGAGTATCAAAGGAACAAGCGCGTACTATCCTACCGTTAAATTTAAATACTACCTTTATCTGGACTGGATCATTGTACGCGTACATAAATATGTTTAAGCTACGCATTGACGCAAATGCACAGGCAGAAACAAGATATATAGCTATGGAGATGCTGCATGAGTTAAAACTTACAAATAAATTTATATTATCTTTAGAAGCATTTCACCTATGATAATAAATGTAAACGATTTAATGAAAGCATCTGGCAGAGAATACGACGAAAACAAGGCTTTTAGGACAAATGAAAATAAAATCCGATACGACCTTTGCCCAGCCATTGCCCAAAGGGAGTATGCTAAAGTATGGACACAAGGTTTAGAAAAATATCCTGCTGGTAACTGGGAAAAAGGCTTTCCCTTTTCTGTTGTCATTGCCTCCGCTATGCGTCACCTGGAAGCAATGCGACTTGGTGAAATGATTGACAATGAAAGCGGACTTTTGCACTCTGCACACTTGATGTGCAATGCCGCAATGCTGACAGAATTTTATTTTACTCACCCAGAACTAAATGATTTAAAGAAATGAGCAAAAAAGAAAATTGCTGTACTCCAGCAGGTCAAATTAAAAGATACGTTGATTGTGTAGGATGCGACAAAAAACCTAAACAAATGAGCAAGCTAACCGCTGTTGAAATTTTAGAATTAAAATTACTTGGAATTGTTTCTTTTGATTCAGAAGTCCTTAGGAATAAATATAAAGAGCAGTTTAAAATTGCCAAAGAAATGGAAAAAGAGCAGATAATGGATGCGCATGGAGATGAAAGAGATTACCGTTCAGATTCTGGAAATTTTATAACTATATCAGCAGAACAATATTACAACGAAACTTATAAAAAAATAGAAAAATGATACTTACAGACAAAACAATTATCGACAAAATCGCCTTAAAAAACATCGTCATTGAGCCACTAATTGAGGCAAACATTGGGACAAATAGTGTTGATTTAACGTTATCAAAAACTTTGTTAATGTACACCGACCATGTTCTTGACGTCAGGAAAAAGCCGCAAACGGTAGATATGATTATTCCGGAAGAAGGATTAATTTTAAAGCCTGGAATTATTTACCTTGCCTCCACGGTTGAATATACAAAAACGCTTAAGCACGTTCCAATTTTGCACGGGAAATCAAGTTTAGCAAGATTAGGGTTATACATACATATAACGGCTGGTTATGGCGATGTAGGCTTTGCGGGACATTGGACTTTGGAACTTTGCTGCGTACAGCCAATCAAGATATATGCTGGAATGAAGATTGCGCAAATCTGCTATCATGATATTTCAGAAATGCCTTCCACTGATTATGCCAGCAAGGCAGATGCTAAGTATAGTAACCAGGGAAGTGATCCAGTCGCAAGTAAAAACTATTTAAATAAATAACAATGACAGAAGAAGAAAAAGGATTTATCAACAATGCTGCAAAAATCATTGTAACATTTGGCGGAGTATTAACTTGCCTTTGGATTATTTACTATTTATACGATTTGCTATGGAAGTAGAAATGAATAAATATGAAATTAAATACGAAGATGGCAAAAGCGTATCAGTTACTGCAAAGAACCTTGAAGAGGCATTGGATAGGTTTAAGGAGTTAAGAATAGAAACAGCTACAAAAGAAATAAGAGTAATTTCAGCCTGGGAGAGATACAATAAACACAAGAAAAGAGAATCGTAATCGTTAATGGTGAATTAAGTTGTTTTAGAGTGCGGAGAATTGCCTTCGCACTTTTTTTATAATTATTTTTAATATTTATATACATTGTATTTATTTTATATTAGTTTTGTAAGGTCATTATGACAAATCACTTTAAACATCACAAAAATGAAAAAGAATTTTAACAATCAAAACTTTGAATGGCTATTTGATGACATCGCCTCATCTATGCCAAAAATTATTTTTGTAGGTATTATTTTAACCTACCTTATCACAGCAGCTCTCAATGTGTACTTTCTACCTCTCCCTTTAATGCTTTCTATTCCTGCCTCTCTTATGTTGCAGTTTGGCAGATTTGCTATTGTATTTATTGACTTTTTAAATCCAAGTGAGAAGAAATCACCTTACCCTGCCAAGGTTGCGGCAGGTGCCACGGTAGTAGCTTTGTTGGAATTGTTTTTCTCTATACAAGGTCAAACAAGTGGCGCAGAATTTTACGCAATGTTTATTTTTATAGGTACTGTTATTTGCTTTGGATATTTCTTAGAGATACAATTTATTCAGAAGGGCATAGAAGCCTATGGTATTGGCATGAAAACACCAAGGAAGCGCAATGTATCAAAGAAGGATAAAGAGCCCGTTAAAATGAACACTACGGTGCGCAGCGTACAATTATCTTTAGCAATCATGTTAGTGCTGGGAGTAACTACTATAAATGGACAGAATAATCATTTTTTTGCATATAACACAATGAGCCTTGAAAAGATAGGAAATAAAATGCTGGAAAGATGTTATTACAGTGAGGCAAATGATTCATATACTGTTGATACGATTACCTATGATATGTTATCCGGAATAAACTTGTGGGATGGATATTCAAGGACTACTTATGATAATACCATGTTCATGACCTACGGCACGCAGCACTTTGAATATTATCCATTAGCAGGGATATGGAAGTATGGTAATAAATACTATGACTACATTGGTTTATTAAAATTTGTAAGTAAATATGTTAAACGTAACTTTCTAAATAAAAAAATAAATTATGATGAAATTCGTAGGCATAGATCCAGCCATGAGGCTAAACGGGTTAGCAGTGTGCGTGATTGATGACAAGAAGGTGTATTTTGGAAGGTACAAGAATTTGGCTGCATGGATAATGGATAGCCTAACATGGGAAAGAGATTGTGCCATAGTTGTAGAAGATTCTTCCCTCCAAAATATTACTTTTAGAAAACACGCAAATGTTAAAGCAAGTAACAAGATTAGCCGAAATGTCGGCATGAATCAAGGTGCATCTCGAACAATCATTGACCTATTAGAATTAAATGGCCATAAAGTAAAAGGTATTTCACCGCAGCACAAAGGCAGCAAATGGACTATTGATTATTGTATGTCAGTTATAAAGGCAATGAAGATGGAGGTGCATGGAAACAAAAAACTTTCACAAGACGAAATAGATGCTTTTCAAATAGCACTAATTTCTAAAACTTATTACGAAAATGATGCAAATAAAGGTTATAGAAAAGAAGCTCCACCGGTTGACATTAGCATACATCGAGGAGACGATGAGACGAAAGATTAATTATTTTTACGTTGATTACTTAGCCACCAGGATAAGACAAGAAGAAACTAAACTAACACTTTTAAAAATAGGCAATCATGTCAATAACTAAATTATTAAACGACAAGGAAATAAAGCAAGGTTTTATGTTGGTAGAGAAATATCCAAAACCTATCAACAAAAACAATGTTGTAAACACAAATAGTGCCTTGCTGCAATTTTACTCTGGCAACGATGGTGCAGGCAGAAAGTTTTACCAGTACATGAATAAAGAAAGATTACAAGCAATTTTATTTATGATAATAAATAATACAAGTGAAAAAGAGGATGTAAAAGTAAAAGCCAGTGTTCTCTTTAAAAAACTGTTTTACAGTTGAGTGATGTTTACTTAGTGTTTTATTTGCCGCAGGTGTTTCTCCTGCGGCTTTTTTATTACCATTCCACACCTTGCCCAATAGCATATTCAAGGATACCTTTAGCGTGAGCTTTTGCAATAGCCTCCTGCCATTCTCTGTCTATCATCAAAACTGCATCGTTATAGTTTGTAAAGAAACCATTTTCAGTTAACACTGCTGGCACATTTGTTGCAGTTAACATTTGAAACCTTGCCTCTCTGTCTAAGTCTCCATCGCTGTAATCATGCCGATGCACCCAGCCTGGAGTAGCATCTTTTATTTCATTGCCTATCATTGTTGCCAGTTGATCCGACCTTGTTTCACCTGGTGAAGTAAAGACTTCCCATCCTCTGGCAGTTGTTGACGCTGCGGCATTGCCGTGAATGGAAACAAGTACAGTTGCCTTACCTAAGTTAGCATAGCTATTTACGAGCTGACAGCGTTTGTTTAATGATGTGTCATTTATTGGCTCATATACTTTTTTAACTTGAAAGCCATAATCAATTAAAAACTGTTCAAGAAAATTAGCAACGGCACGGTTAAACACTCCTTCAAAAAACCAACCGTAGGAATGAAATTTACCATGTTTATGTTGGAAACACTTTGATGGATAGGTGACATATTTGTCTGGGCCTATGCCTTTGTTAAGTCCTCCATGCCCAGCATCCACGCATACTACAAAATCATTTGCATTCATATTTTTATATTTTAAAGGGCGACGCAAATCAATGCACCGCCCTGAAGCCGCATAAGGTAGCGAATCTGTCTGCGCCTATAATTTAAACCCGATAAGGGAAAAACCTGCAGCTACAAGTGATAATTTAGGAGGCAATTTTACCTCAATCTCCTTTCCAGCACATTCACGGCTTGTCTCCTTAATCTTGTCCCAAATGATTTGAGCAAGTTGGATGTATTCACGCCAAGTAAATTTGATTTTGTTGTTTTCTAAATGGACTGAAATATCTTGTGTCAATTCCGCAAAATTGAAACTATAACAAGCCACGTCACCTAATGGACTTTTGATTGTGTCTGCGCTTTTTAAAGCCTCTTTTAAATTAGTTTGCATAATATTTGTTTTTACTTTTTAAAAAAAAATTTTGAAATTAATGTCCCTAATTCAACGTTAGTTATCCGCTTGATGTTTTCCGCAACGCTGAATAACTCTGTTCCAGATATCATCATTGCTACCATGTAGGTAATAGGAAAAGGAATATTAAAGGTATTTTTTGCACCTTCAAAAATAAGGATGGCTACAAAATAAACGACTATCTTTTCAGTAGTCCTATACAATCCTTTGCTACTTATCTTTTGCCCTTCCTTCTTTGCTGCCTTGATTCCCGTTATGGTATCAGCAAAAACAACGGCAACTGTAAACAACAGGAAGCCTTTGATGGGAACAAAAAATGAAAAAATAAAACCAGTAGTCAATGCAACGGCAAAGAACTCATAGCTTTGATGTAATAATTTTAGTATAACTGCTTTCATTATTCCATTTTTATAAGTCTAACATCCCCATCTACCGTTGCAAATTTACCCTCAGCGTACTTGTAACAATCGTACTTAATGCCATTAAAAGCAAAGGAAACTTGATTGGTAAATGTAGATAAAAGTAGATTGGTAGAAATGGTGTACACCTTGCCATTGTCAGGATTAAAGATTAAACGCTTGTTGCTGTTTAACTGAATAACTCCATCAATGATTTCACCGTTAAAATTTAACTTCCAGTCACCTACAAACTTTGCCGTGTCTCGTTGTGCAGTTGTAAAATACACGGGCTTACCACTTATTTGAACGTGCAAATCATTGTAATAATTAATCCTTTGCACTGACTTAGCCTTTGTAATTATAGGCTTTGCGTGAATAGCCAATGTATTACTTTGCCTTTCAGCATCGGTAACAAGGCTTTGAATGGCAGTTGCAGAATCGCCCAATATTTGCTTTGAGCCTGTCACGGTGCTATCAGACAAAGTAGTTTGCTGAATAATGTAATAAATG